GAGGAGTTTAACGTCTTCAATCGTTTCCGTTATCAGTTTCATCGGTTACTTCCGTTTCGGTTTCTGTGGGTTCATCAAAAAATGTATTTGCTACCACTTTTTTATAATCTGCCATAGCATCACCTGCTTTGGCAAATAACATGTCGTGGATTGCATCAATTGCAGATGCTCGTTGATTATCAGCAATTTGATTGACGATATCAACTTCGCCCTGGAATGAATTTACTTCGGTAGATTCTGCCATGATATTATTTCAGTATATTTTATTTAGTATTTGGTGAAGGTTTAGGTGCGGACTTTGCTCTTTTGAGGTCTCTTTCAAGCGCGTCATCAGCAGCTGCTGCTTCTCTTTCTGCAGCATCATCTGCTTGCATTGCCTGAATTTCAGGAGCAAGTGCAGTATTTGCTGCTGTTAATTGATCCATTGTATTCATTTCAGCAGGATCAAGTGCAAGACCACTAGCGATATCTCCCTTCATTTGCTTGTCAATCTCACGCATATCCTTGTTAGTTTGTCCAAGAATATTCTTGCGGACATACTCTACAGAGAAATACTTACCAACAAAAGGATCCATTTGAGTGACAGTCATCATTCTCTGGTTCATCATTTCAATTTCTTTTAGTTCATTGAAGTGATTATCAAAAAGGAAGTCATATTGAATGTGCTCCTTCATGTCATCCCAATCTTCAGGAGCAATTACTCCCTTGAGGATGAGCTGAGTTTTAAGCATGTCTTGGAACATCTCAGCGAATCTCTTGCGGAGACGACCAATGAACTTCGTGAACTTAAGTTCGTCACGGAGGACTTCAGTGGTTTTACCAAGATTGAATCCTTTATTGTCGTCTGTGAGACGGGAAGGAGGAAGATTGAGAGAGTTATAAAGTTTCTTTTTAAAATACTCAACGTCCTTAAGTTCGCCAAGGTTCTGTCCGCCAGGTAGGGTTGTGATCTCAGTGCCACGTCCACCCTCTCTACGAGGTAACCAGAAATCCTCTAGCATACTCATGTGCTTTTTGTCGTCGCGCATCTCACCAGTTTGTGCGTCATACACAAGCTTGTTACGATAGCGACTCATAACATCACGAAGATATTGTTCCGCTTTTACCTTAGGTAGATTACCAACATCAATGTAGAAAATTCTACGTTCAGGAGCACGGGACAGTCTGTAGATAACAAGACTATCTTCAATCATTCTTAATTGATTGAGAGACTTGATTGCCTTATGAAGGAAACCAAGAGTCATTCTTTTGTTTAAATCTTGTAGTCCAGATGGGCAGAATGTGATAGAATCAACTGCCATCTTGACGCCTTGGGACAGTGACATATCGCCAACTGGTCCTAACACACCACCTTTATAAAATCCTTTTGGATTGTAAAGATAGTAATCAACAAACGTTCCGTATTCATACTCAAGCGCAGTGCCTTTGATTGCTGCACGAGCTAGAGAGTCTTTCGGTTTGTTGTCAATTTTTTGACGGACCTTCTTGATCTTCATTGGATCAATGTAACGAAGTTCCGTAATACCTTTCTTAGGATTATCAAGATCGATAACCTTATGATAAAAAAGTCGCCCGTCAATATACCATGAGCGGACGATTTCATGTGCGCGATTATCAAAGTTTAAGAGTCTTTTGATGTACTCAAACTCGTCGCGAATTTTTTTCTTGATTCCCATGCCAGCATCTAGACCATCTAGATTAACTTCCACAGGAGTATCATAAGCATCGCTTACAATAAATTCGTTGACTACTTCGTCAACTGCACTATCAACCTCAGGGTGTAGTGCCATGTCACGGTAACGACGAATCATCTCAAACTCATTACGAGCTTGATTATCCGTGTCTACATATGTCCCATAGTAACCACCTGCTGCTACGGCAATTGCCTCATCAGCATTAGGAGGGACAGGGGACTGACCCTTCTGACCCTCCTTGCGATTAATTTGGAAGCCAAATAACTGACTCATGATTACTTAATCAATGGTGTGCTTCCAACTATTTATCAGACTACACCAATGCCACTTACGCCAGCACGGTTTCCACCCTGAGCAGTGAAGTAAGTATACTGCCACTCAACAGTGAATTCTTCAATCTGATCATTGCTGTCATAAGCTAGATCGATAGGAGAAACGTTAGTTGGGAAGCAATGAACTAATGTATACTGTCTGAGAATAGAACCACCATCGGTAGTATCTTTCTCAAGTTGCTTAACAATTAGTTCACCCATGTAACCATCAGACTTGTTTGGTGTAAACAGAGGTGCTGTGTTGTCATCATGAGTATTGATGGAGTTTGCCCACTGTTCAAAGAAAGAACGTAGCTTGAAGTCCTTATCGTTGAAGAAGGTTGCAGTCCAAGTATCGAAGGTTCTATCACCCGCGATCTTAACTGTTCTTCCTCTAAAAGGAACCTCAATCACACCCAAGTTAGAACCTGGGAGTGCTGCGGACTTACACATTACATTGATTAGTTCCTGTTCGGAACCTTTATCTAAAACATCGGGGAACTTGACATCCACCAAAAACATATTTGGTTTGACGCCTTGCCCAATATTCTGTAAGAAGGAACTTACGTTATTGATTGCCATTGTTTTTTACCTCGTGATTTTTTCTCGTTATACTATTAATTATCTACCGACGACTTCAGCGAACGAGACGCCCGTTCTAGTTGCTGTAACAGTAACAGTAACGTAGTTGATAGAGCGTGTAGGCTTGAGGTAGAGTTCAGCAACAAACTCGTTTCTGTCAATGACTTCAGGAGTATTGTTAGTTTCATCACAAACTACTAGGTAGTCAGTAACACCTCTACGTGCCTGAACCTCAGCGAGGTAAGAACCAATAGAGGAAGAGAAACCAGAACGAGTGACTTCATCATTCTGATCGAAGAGTACGCCCTCAGCAAGTGCTCTTGCTCTCTTCTCAACATTGAGGAAGAGACGGCGAACATTGATTCTGTCGAATGCAGAAGGAGATGCGAGTGCAGTCTTATCACCGAATAGGATAGGACCAGCACCAGGGAATGCAACGATTGGGTTTACTGCGCTAGTGTAAAGATCATCTCTCTGTGCCTTGTTAGGGTTGAAAGCGAGTTTTACAACGTTCTGTAAACCACCTCTGGATTGTCCTGCAGGAGAGAACCAATCATCAAGGATTGCAGAAGTAGAAACGCAGAGACCAGCAACATCACCGTTGCAACCGATATAACGATACTTATCGTTAAAGCGATCATAAGTGTACTTAAGTCCACTATCTTTTACAACGTAAGAACTAGAAGCAATGTTATCCATGAAGGATAAGGTGTTAGCTAGTTGATTTGCAGGTGTAAGTGCAGCGCCACCAGAGGTTGCGATTTGAGCACCACTCCAAGGAGAAACGAATGCGATGCAATCCTTTCTGCTATTTGCAATAGCAGCAACTGCTTGTGCTTTTGCGATTGTATCTGCTTCATTAGCAGCGTCGCCACCCATGAGAACGAAGTCTACAGTGGTGTCTTCGGTGTCTAGGAATAGATCGTATCCTGCTTGTACTTCACCAGCAGTGTATGCATAGTCATCAGTACCACCAGATAGAGCACCACCAGCAGTAGAATAAACATATGCTAGAGTTAGAGGAGCAGCAGCAGTAGCACCATAAGATGCAGCAGCAGAACCAGGATCTTCACCAGGAGCAGTGAACTCAGCAGATGTTAGTCCTTGACCAGCATAAACATATCCAGAATACTCATTGACGTAATCCTTCCAGTAGGAAGAAGCACCTTCAGGTGTCTTAGCGTCAGAGAGTTTAGAGAGATATGTCATTCTCTCAACGATTGTATTTGTGCTCTCGTCGATAACTGCAACGTGTACTTCGTCAGCAGATAGATGACGCTCAGATGCGAATGCAGAAGTTCCAGGACGAGGAGCGATTGCCTTGTATGTTAAACCAGTTGTGCCGATTGTAAGTGCATTCCAGTCGGATGCAGTGAATGCAGCGCGAGTAAAGCTATTACCAGTTACTGCAGCAGCAGAACCGTGCTTAATACCAACGTTGTTAGCATCGATAACAACAGTAACTTCGTGATCAGTTGTTGTACCATCACTGAGTGTGTCACCAACAGCAAGACCGTGACCTGCTTTGGTCATCTTGGAATCAGCAACCTTGTCAACAATGACAACGCGAAGGTTGTTACCGTCAGCACCTGCATCTCTTGCAACGAACTTTTCAGTAGTTACGCCAGCATCAAATGCTTCTACAGTTCCAACTAGAACACCAGTTCCAGATAGAGTTGCATTCAATACACCAGTTGCTGCACGAACAACTGCTAGTGTTCCACCATAACGGAGGAACTCGGAAGCTACCAACCAATCGCCAGCGTTAGCCTCGGATGGTGCGCCGAAAGTTTCGATAAGTTCTCTTTCAGAACCGATGTTTACAATTTTGCCTACGGGTCCTTTGCGGAATGAAGAGGAAATAGCACCACGAAGGGCACTAGAACCAACTACAACAGCATTGGATAAATCACGTTCTCTAATAACAACACCAGGCGAGACTTGACTTGCCATGTTTTTTT